TATAAGCGTGCTCATCTATGAACTGCCCTGCACTGTTTCTGTCACTTTCTGTCCAGCTTATAACAGGTAGGTTAGCACAACTTTGCTGCCAAGCCGCAGAACTAGTACTTGTATTTGTAATAAGAGCAGCTTTATCACTTGGGTGTTTTACAGAGTACTGATAATTTTGGAAAGCAAAAGAAGAACTTAGTAATCCAAAACCTACACTTGTAGTTCCTCCATAAGGCACTCCCAAAGGAAGACGGGGTATGTTTTCTTTATACTTATCACTAACAGTAACTGCTACTACTGTAGGTATTGATACATTTTGAAGAACATTGACAGCCCTTACTGCAACATCATAAGTACCATCCTGAATCCCTTCAAGGCTCCAACTAGTTTGACCCGCACTATCAATTAATATAGGGCTTTCTATCTCTGGGAAGGTATGAGTTATTTCATAGCCTGATAAATGTTCATAAACACCCAACAACTCTCCTACATTAGTAGGAGGTGTCCACTGTATAGTTAGTTCTTCTCCTACTTGATTAGGGTTCATTATACTTGTGCCATATACATCAAGTACGGGAGGAACTATATCATTATGTCTTACAGTAGGATATACTGTATCTGCTATATAAGTAGTAAAATCTTCATCTACGGCAGAAAACTTTTCATCATAGTGCTCAACTGCACTAATGTCAAATTCATTTTTAGAGTTTTGCCCTATAGCAAGAACTTTATACTCTTTTGCAGACCCCAACACTTCTAAGCCTGAGGCTGCTGTTTGTGTAAGTACCCATATGCTTTCTGCATCAGGAACTGAGGAAAAAGCAGTATGAGGATTATCATTAACATCATCACCACTTGTCTTAATAGTTAAGGTGTCTACGTTACCCGCTGAAGTACTGACTTCTTTTGTCTCTACTCGAGTAGTCTCGGCAATGTTAAGTACTAGGGCGTCTGTACCGGCTGCTGAAAGTTTCGCATTTAGTACTTTGTAATCTAGAGCAGATCCTACAAATTCAGTAGAAGTAAATTTAGTGGCAGTTACATTAGCAGTATTGTCTAAATTTGTTAATGTATATGTACCGTTTCCATTAAGATCAACATAAGCCTGTGTTACTAAGTCACCTTTCTTATAGTGAATTATATCACTGCCGGTATTTATATTAAAATCTAAGGTAGCAAAAGCACCTGGATCCATAAATAAAACAGATAGTTTATAAGTGCTTCCTGAAAGTAAAGTAGTAGTGTTATCTAGAGGTATTGAGCTAGTAGTTCTATTGGTGCCTGAATTAGATATACGTCCTCCCATACGAACAGCATACCTAGTAGCATCTTGTATATTTATAATATCTCCAGGAACAAGAAAAGTAGCGTTTAAAGCTGTAGAAAAACTAACAACCTCTCTTTGATTAGCCGCAGTCCATAGTTTCCATCTTCCATATCTTAGAGCTTGCCCTTCACTAGTAGCTCCCATTGCTACTGCGTCTTGAGATATTATTTTACCAGTTTTTGCAATATTAAGTCTATCTTCTACGATAAGAGGAGAGGCTTTATAGTTAGCATCAGGATCTATCCAAGTAACTATACACTGATTAATTCGTGTTTTACTTCCTGTACTTTCATAGGAGAATGCGCCGTTAATTACATTAGCAGCAGTAAAATTATATACAGGACCACTTGGAGCATCCATGACAGGAACTACTTCTCCATCAATATAATACAACATACTACGAAATACTGTCGCTATATCTTTTAGAACTTTATAAGCATCTGCTGCTTTTGTAATAAAAAGATTACAAGTAAATCTAGGTTCTAATCCACCTTTACCATCATCTACTAATTGGTCACAGTACCTTGCAATTCTGTATAAAGCATACTTATCGATATCCGTAGCTTCTAAAAAGTCTCCTAAGCCATACCGATTATTTGTAAGCACGTCAAAAAATACCCAAGCAGGATTGTTAGTATAAACAGGGGCTGAAGCAAAAGCTCCGTCCCAGTCTTGATAAGAATTAGCAATTAATCCTGTACTAGTATTACGCTGATAGTTTGCTACTCCGTTACTTGTTTGCTCCCTAGTTACATAGTTAGAAGGTACCTGAACTTTTAAGCCCCTAAGGTGGTATGATCTTGTTGGAACACTTTGAAACTTTTTGGTGTCAAACGTAATTTTTGCAATGGAAGAAAAGGGGTGAGTTAGTACATCTTTAATAACACAAGTTACATTTGAAAGAGTAGAAGCTGTGCTCATCTGCCAGTCATGAAAAGTTTCAGTAGATGTTTTATAGCCAGGACCTGTATGATTACTAATCCTTGAAACTTTTACTTTAAAGTCTGAAAAAGGTCTAAAAGGCGTTAAGTCTATAGTCGAAACAAAACTTACAGCATTTTTGTACACCCCTGAGTGGATTAAAGGATGCTTTAAAACTTGATAAGTGTTAAAGGAGCTTTCTCCGGGTTTTTTTATAGCTATTTCTGTTTTATAGCTAGTAAAAGTAGTAACGTTTTTACCCTTACCATCTACGGCATAGTGGCCCCCACCATAAGAAAAAGTTATTCTAGCCTCGTCAACTTCTTGTACCTGACTCGCGGTTAAATTAAACCCAGCCGCCGAAGTTCCAACTAGTTCTTTAGGAGCTTGACTACCTCCATAATTATTGCTTCGCTCTAGAGTTCCTCCTGCACTAGGAGAATTACTAATTGAGGTTGAACCTTCTCCGCCTTGCCCCATAAAAGGACTTTGAGCAAGAGTTCCTACTCTAAACTGAGTAGTTACTGCTTCATAATTAGTAGTTTGAGATTGGGTTATAACGTCTAAATTAGATACTACAGCACCTGTTACATCAAACTTATAGCTCCCACTAGTTCCAGCCCAGTTAGCTGCTAAAGTAACTGTTACTCCTGAAATACTTGCAATTTTAACAATTCTATCAACTTCTAAACTATACGAGCCATTGGGTATCCATACTCCAGAAGCTCCTCCAGTACCTGGCACATATTCCGCGACGGAGCTGCTAGTTACTTTTGTTATAAAGCCTTCTCCGTAAGCTCCATCTCCAACTCCACCAGAATTAATAACTCCGAGTCTTGCAGGTATATGAGTATCTATGTCTACTGGACTAGAAACCATAGAACTATTAAAAAAGCTTGCACTATCAACAGTAGTTAAAGTAGCTGTAATATTAAAGTCATCTGTACCGGCTGATCCATTGGAAGCAGTTACAAACACTTGTCCTCTACCTTTTCGAACAATTAAATATTTATCTCCATTTTGAGATTCTATAATAGGGGTTATACCCCCTCCGGAAATAGTAGCTGTTGTGGACCCGTTAGTTAATGCTACAAATGCGGGACCTTGACTATGAAAAGTTGCTGCTTCAGATAAAGGTAAAACTCTATCATCATTTAGATATACAGAAGCTGCCCCATCAACAAGCCCATAAATAGGACCTTCGGCAATAAGATCTGTGACAGATATTGTTTGCCTATCCTTTAGGTTTGATTGATTGTTATTAGTGTTGTATACTTCGTCCCAGCCTCTAGGCATTACTATTTCTCCTGTGTCTGTGTTTGTGATATATTTGTATTGTTTGCGGAATCTGTTGTAGTATTATTTATAAAGTCTTGTACGCTTGTACCTGCTCCTGAGCCATTGCCACCTTGTCTCACATCAATAGAAATAGGTCGACCAGGAACTCTTAATTCTCCGTATAATATAGGAATAGGATCTCCTTCAACAGAATTTGAAGCACCGCCACTAAAAAGATAATTAGTAGGACTATCTTGATCAACGGCAGGATCAGGTGCCATCATTTGTTGTATTCCTGAAAGAGCTAAATTAATGGCTAGTAGAGCTACCATTTTTCCGCCTATTGTTGATAAAGCTGCACTAAATGTTAAAGCATTACCTGCTCCTGTAAGACCTGCTAGCGTAGCCGGAGCTGCATTAGCCAAAACTGCAGTACCTATCAGGGGGAGTACGAAAAATACAAGTACAATAGCAGCTATAATTTTTCCTATTCCGCTTTTTGAGCCTGCTGGAGCAATAGCAATAGTTACGTCTCCCGCCTTTAAAGGTATAAGTAGGTCTTCTTGGTCTATTTGCTCTCCTGCAGTTTCTACAATAAAATTTACGTCTTCATTATGGCACTTTCGTAGATAAGGTAAAAACTCGGGGCGGTTTGCACTTATACATTTAAAAATATCGCTATAATTATCTGTATTTACAACAAATTTACTGCCGAATCTTTCGCCTAGCTCTCCTTGTAGGTAAACACTATGTTGCATATCTATAAACTCCAGTTATATACTTTTTCCAAAAAGGGTATAAGTTTTCTCGGCATGATAGCCTGTTTTCTGCATGATGATAAAATAAGTCTTCTCCAAGATATACACCGCAATGATTTCCTACTCTACCGTTTATTGTAAAAATGAGTAAGTCATCTTTTTGCATATTTCCTTCAACTTTTTCAAAACCCCAAGTACTAATGTACTCGTCAGTAAAATAATCTAGACCTTTTTCCCACCAATCATCTTCAAAGAGAGGGCGAGAAGGTATATCTAAACCTTTATTAATGTAATAGTCTCTTGAAGCTTCAAAACAATCATTTCTACCAAATTCGTACTCTCTGCCATATAAGTTTTTAGTTTCTTTTTCTGGTTGCAGTATATGCAATTCCATATCTGGGTAGCTAAATATATAATAAGGAAGGCCTGTAGCATTACAATATTTAATATCAGCTTCTGACGGCTCATTACTTGCATCAGGATGACTATGTACTACAGCAGTTATATCTGCTCGATGCCCTATATCTATATACTGCCTGGAAGATATTACAAAGTCATTTTCATCCGTTGCTACGTTATCACAAGGAAACCACTTTAAGTTGCCTTTTACTACTGCAAGTACTCCGCAACCTTCTCGAGGGTACCACTTTTCAAAATGTTCTTGTATTTCTTCTAAAAATTCTATCATAATTAATACTTCAAAGTTCCTGGGAATGATCCGAAAGGTAAACGAGCTGCTCCGTTTGTTGCTCCTTCTGGCTTTTGATTTGCACTTGTTAGTACTGAAGGTTTAAATCCATATCGGGCCTTACAAGATTGTAATGTTTTACCGCATATTTCTTCTCTAACCCAGTAAGGGCTGGTGTCTGTAGGTATTTGTCCTGCGGGGGTAGGACCTCCAGTAGCCTTCCAAATTGTTACTCCATTATAGCGAACAAGAGTACCGAATGCATAAGAAT